CAGTCTGTCTACGCCATGCTGCGTTTCACGACAACCACCGGCGCGGCGTTCAACGTCTATGCTCCCCCAGCGTCAAAGCAGTACATCGTTTGGAACGACAGTGGCTACTCGATGACCATCTACAACTCGACTACGATTGGCAACACCACCGCAGCAGGCACAGGGATCACAATCACCAACGGCACTAAGGTCATGGTGTGGTCTGACGGAACAAACTTCAACGAGTTGCAAGCAGCTTCCATAACCGGAACTTTGGCCATCAACAAAGGCGGCACAGGTCAAGTCACAGCCAACGCAGCTTTCAACGCTCTGGCCCCAGCACAGACTGCCAACCGGGTATTGAAGTCGGACGGCACAAACACATCCTTTGCACAAGTTGCTCTGACTACAGATGTAACTGGGACTTTGCCCGTGGCCAATGGCGGTACAGGGGTAACTGCTTCTACTGGCTCGGGTAGCAATGTCTTATCTACAAGCCCCACGCTTGTCACACCTATCTTGGGCACACCAACATCTGGGAACCTTGCAAACTGCACATTCCCCACACTGAACCAGAATACGACCGGCAACGCAGCAACAGCTACCAGCCCACAATCCGGCGGCTCGTTCATTACGTCCGCTAATATTGCCAGTCAGTCAGTCAACTTTGCCAACAGTGCTACCAACGCCACGAATGCAACCAATGCGACAAACGCGACAAATGCCACAACAGCAGCATCATGTTCAGGCAATGCGGCAACGGCTACCAACCCACAATCTGGCGGTTCATTCATCACGTCCAGCAATATTGCCAGTCAGTCTGTAAATTTTGCTAACAGTGCGTCCAGTGCAACAAACGCGACCAACGCTACTAACGCCACTAACGCAACAACTGCAACCACCGCTACAAGTGCGCAAGGTCTTAGCAACAGTACGCTATCGCTCACCACCTCATACTTGGGTGCCTATATAGACGGTAACGGAACCATAATGTTTGGCGGCAGAACAAATGCCATTGATAATTCAATTCAAGGTTCACTTTTTGCTGGGCCAAATGCTGGTGTGCCCGGTGCGTTAACCATGTCAATCCCTGCATCAAGCGGCACAAATGCAGTTACTTTTCATAATTCAACTGGCAATGTGTTTGTGGGCAGAATTTCAATCAATGCAACCACTGTGTCTTACACAAGCTTGTCGGACTACCGACTCAAGGAAAATGTTCGGCCAATGACAGGTGCTTTGTCCAAGGTTGCTTTGCTCAAGCCGGTAACCTATAAATGGAAAACAGACGGCTCTGATGGCCAAGGCTTTATTGCACATGAGCTAGCTGAAGTTGTGCCGGATTGTGTAAGTGGCAAGAAAGATGATTTAGACGAAACCGGCAAGCCAAGTTATCAAGGCGTTGATACTTCCTTTTTGGTTGCGACCCTTGTGGCGGCAATTCAAGAACTCAAAGCAGAAGTTGACCTACTTAAAGCGAAGTAAAAATTGATCCAATCTCCATCCTCTTTGCCGCAAATGCTTGTGTCGCTGCCATCAAGGAAGGGTGCGAGCTTTACAAGCAGGCCAAGGTCTCTTTCATGGAGGTCAAGGCTACAGTTGATGAAGCTGTTGGGATTGCCAAGGAAGTTCATGGGTTCTGGGGCAAGCTTGCCAAGATGTTTGGCGGAACCCCCACCGCGCCCAAGCCTGTGGCGAAAAAGAAAGAAAAGTACGTTGCTGTTGACGAAACCCAAGTCATGGCGAATGTTGTCAGCCAGCTTACTGAGTTCTTCAAGCTGCAAGAGCAGTTGGCAGCGCATATAAGAGAAGAGGAAGAAAAGAGCCAGACTGTCTACGACCCCAACGCCAACCTGATGGAAGCCGCCCTGAAGAGGGTCATGGTTCAAGACCAGATGGCTGCGCTGGAAGTGACGATCAGGGAAACGATGGTGTACCAAAGCCCACCCGAAATGGGAGCCTTGTACAGCAAAGTGTTTGAGATGCGAGGTGTCATACAGGAGGAGCAGGAGAAAGCACGGCTGAAGGAAGAAGCGCAGGAGAGGTACAAGCAATGGCAACGGCGGGAAGCAAAAAGAGACCTCCAGCAAAAGTCAGCGTATCTCGTAGTGACTTTTATATTCCTCCTTTACCTGTGGTTGTGGCTCCTGTTCGTAAGTCGTTTGGGGAAGACGTGATGGGATGGATTGCCGCATGTGTGTTGGTCGCCCTGCTTCTCCCCCTTGGAGCCATGCTGTATCTCGACATCTTGGAAGCCAAGCATGAGGTCAAAGCACAGGTAGAGAAGGTTGAACGCTTGAGGCGTGAAATTGAACAGCAACAACGTAAGGAACGCAGAAATGAGTAAGCAACTTGAAAAAGACTCCACATACAACCAGTTTGACACCGACCACGATGGCGTGGTGACCGACAGCGAATTGGCTCGGTCTGAGCGCATGATGATGATTGAGAACATGGACAAGATGGCCGACCAACAGCGTGTCATGTCTTGGTTTGCGATTATCGCCCCACCTGCTTTGATTGCCTTCTTGGCTTCTAGTCTTGTATCTTTGGAGAAGGTCAACGCCCTGAACGGCTTGGCTACCACCTACTGTGCGGCCATGGGAACAATCGTCGTGGCGTTCATGGCGGCTCAAGCCTACGTCCGTGGAAAGACCAGCGATGCGTAATCTGCTGTCGGGGTTGGTTGCCCTGCTTCTGGCCTTCGGAGGCGGGTACTGGTACGGCGGCAAGAAAGAGAAAGAAGCCCAACAGGCTGAGGTTGACCGACTGAACACCGAAGCCCGGGCCAAGGAACAGGCTCTGGCCGCTGCTGTAACCACCACTGCTGATGCACTGAGGAAGACCAATGAAAAAGCCAAAGTTTTATTACAAAAGCGTAATGCTGATATTGACAGTGGTGCTCTCAAGTTGCGCGTCAAAACGACCTGCCCCGTACCTGCCTCCGCAGATACCGCCGTTGCCACCGGAGATAGTGCAGGAGAAGCACGAACCGAACTTGACCCAGCGTTTGGAAAAGCTCTTTTCGCAATAACAGATGAGGGCGACCGGGCTATTGAAAAGCTCAACGCCTGCTTGGATCTGTACAACAAAGCTCTTGAATCACAGAAAGGCATGAAATGAACCTCTCCCCCAACTTCTCCCTCCACGAACTGACCAAATCCGAAACAGCCTTGCGACTGGACTTGGATAACACCCCCGGCGAAGCCGAGACCGAAGCCTTGCGTTTGCTGTGCGAGAAAGTACTCCAGCCCGTGCGCGACCACTTTGGCAAGGGTGTCAAGGTGAACTCAGGCTATCGCAGTCCTGAGTCAAATGCTGCTGTGGGAGGATCGAAGACCTCAGACCATTGCAAGGGCCAAGCAGCCGATATAGAGATTCCCGGCGTAGCAAACGCTGACTTGGCGCAGTGGATCATGGATAATCTGGACTACACCCAGTTGATTCTGGAGTTCTACACCCCCGGCATTCCTGACAGTGGTTGGGTGCATGTGTCTTACGACCCGAACAATCTGAAAAAGCAAGAATTGACCGCGACCAAGGTAGCTGGTAAAACACAGTATCTCCCCGGTCTTGTAGCTTAAGCGAGCGAAAAATGCCATTACAGAAACTGCAATTTAGGCCCGGCATCAACCGCGAAGGCACAACGCTTGCCAACGAAGGTGGTTGGTTTGAGTCGGATAAAGTACGTTTCCGTTCTGGCTACCCTGAAAAGATTGGCGGCTGGGAAAAAGACAACGGCCCCAACGCTTCTACATTACAGCCAACAACTGGCACGTTTTGGGGGGTCTGCCGATCCATGTGGAATTGGTTTAACTTGGCAGGGTACAACCTGCTGGGGCTTGGCACAAACCTCAAGTACTACATTCAGAATGGCCCCGGCGGCGCTTTCAACGATGTAACTCCACTGACAGGTTTGCCTCCCGGCCCCGTGGCTGCGGCCAATGCTTTTGCGGCTACAACCGGCTCCAGCATCATCACGGTAACAGACAATGCTCATGGCGCACAAGCTGGCGACTTTGTCACTTTTGCAGGTGCAGCGTCCTTGGGTGGGAATGTTACCGCCGCCATTCTTAATGCTGAACACAGAATAGCCACCTACATCAGTTCAAGCCAATACACCATCGTTGTGTCTGTTGTAGCAAACGCAAGCGACTCTGGTAACGGCGGCGCATCAACCACGGCGGCATATCAAATTATCACTGGTGGCGATGTTTACACGGTAGGCGTTGGCTGGGGCGCAGGTGGCTGGGGTGGCGTATCTGGAACAACCACAACAGGATGGGGCTCTCCGGCTCCTGCTGGTTTGGGTATCGGCATCCAGCTTCGCCTCTGGTCTGAGGCAAACTTTGGACAAAATTTA